TATCTTATAAAAAAATATAAAGCAGAAAATTATGATAAAAATTTACACATGCAATTAAAAGCTGAAATAATTGAACAAGATAGCCATAGAAAGCTGCAAATAAAAGATGTTGACGCTTTTTTATATGACTGGATTTTTACATAAATATTATCATGAGAGCCTCAGATTTAATCAAAGATAACACATGCCCAAGAACAAAAGCCACACAATGCACATGTGAAAGTATTAAAACAATTACAGAAGATTTAGACACTGTAATTGCACAGTGTGAATTGCAACACAGCGACACAGTAAAAGGCACAATTTTGTTAATGCAAGGGCCAGGCACTCCTACCTTGATTAAAGGCACAATCACAGGCCTAACACCAGGTAAACATGGCTTCCATATACATGAATTTGGTGACATGAGTGAAGGTTGCAAATCAATGGGTGCTCATTACAATCCAGACAATGTGGATCATGGCGACCTTAAACAAGGACATGTTGGGGATCTGGAGAATGTTGTAGCAGATGACAACGGGGTAGCAACGTTTTCTATCACTGCACCAAGAGTTGATTTACTGGGAGATCGTTCAGTGATTGGACGTGGACTGGTAATACACGCAGACGAGGATGATCTGGGCAAAGGCGGCGACGCAGAAAGTTTAAAAACGGGTAATGCGGGCGATAGATTGGCCTGTGGTATAATAGTAATTAGAAGCGACACAGTAAATAAATAGCATATATGAGCACTTACGAAGACATCAGAAACATATTAAACAGAATTGACGGTGTGAACGCACCGGTGCAGGAAGACGACGGAGATGAAAGAGCAATCGCGGCAATGAAACTTGCCAAAGACGAAAACCGTAAAGAAGGTTTTGATTATCCACAAGGTGGCAAGTATGGCTACAAAGCAGAACGTGGATCAGGCACAGGTGCAATGGGTACGATGCAAGTCAACGTAACAATTCACGACAGAGAAACTGATGAAACCATGTACATTAAGGACATGAATTACTTAGAATTAGAAAAAGGTGACGAACAAGAAACACTTGCAATGATTTGGGATGAAAACAGAGACCTAATTCAAAAGGAAGACTCGGACTCGGACGAACTCGGCAGGCTGAAAGAACTGTCAGGCATCCAAGAAGACGCAGAACTCACTGACGAACAGGAAAAAGGCCTCGAAGCGATCGCAAAGAAGTACAAAGACCGTGAGGGCGGAAATGGTGACGAACTTGCACGTGGACACATTAAAGCACTCACATCATCAGGCATCACAACAGATGGTTTTGATGTAGAAGAAATGGAAGCCTATGCAAAGAAGATAGGCAAGGACTGGCCAGAGTGGGAAGATGAAATTGATGACTTCTTGAAACAGGCACCAATCACAAGCGGAATGATTGACGACATGAATAAAGTGTTGGGACCAGACTGGGAGCAAAATGAAAAACTTTCTGCCGCGGCGGCAGATGTGTTAGACAAAAGTGCCGGATTTGTACCAATGCCAGAAGCAGACGAATTCGACATCGAAGAGGACGAGGACTTCGAGGAAGTATTAGGTCCATTGGGTTTTCCAGAAGACGAACTTTGGGAAGCAGAATACAGGGGCAGGAAAGTTCCACTCAACAAACCAATGAGAGGTGATGTTAAAAAATTTAAAGTGTATGTCAAAGATCCAAAAACTGGCAACGTCAAGAAGGTTAACTTCGGACACGGTGGTACAAGTGCAAAAAAATTAGGGCAGAAGACAATGAAGATCAGAAGATCAAACCCAAAAGCAAGGAAAAGCTTCAGGGCAAGACATAACTGTGCCAACCCAGGTCCAAAAACAAAAGCAAGATATTGGTCTTGCAGAAAGTGGTAGATGTTTAATTGGTTAAAAAAAATATTTCAAAGTGGTGGTGACTCGGTTGTAAAACCAAAGAGAGCTAGAGTAAAAGGCAAATTTAAAGCAGATGACAAGTCCACACCAGATATAAACGAAGCATGGGAAGGCGGTAAGGCGCCCATGACGGCAAAACAAAAAAGAATAGCGGCAAAAAAAGCACTCTTAGGGAAAAAATGAAAATAAACGAAGTAGAAGGAATAACAGAAGAACAATTTGAAAGATTAGCAGAGAAGAAAGATGCCTGCTATCACAAAGTCAAAGCAAGATACAAAGTTTGGCCTTCTGCTTACGCCTCTGGTGCTCTAGTGCAGTGTCGTAAAAAAGGCGCGGCCAACTGGGGCAACAAAAGTAAAAAATGAAAATAAGTGATTTACAAGAAAACGCAGATAGAGAATATGTAAATCTTCCCAAAGAAGATATAGAGAGGTTAAGGCAAAAATTTTTACCTGACTGGGAATACAAAGACAATAGCTTACAGAAAAGATACAAGTTTGAAGATTACTTCGAGGTAATACAATTTTTAATTAATACAATAAAGCCTCAAGAAAAATTAGATCATCATGCAGACCTAGGTGTGTTCTACGACGAAGTGCTGGTTAAAATTTACACACATAGGACAAATGACGTAACAGATTATGACTTCATGGTTGCAATACAGATGGACATGATTGCAAAAATGAAACATGGTGCGATCAATCCAAATTATGATCTAAACGCTTTAGTGGACGAAGGCACAAGATGTTGGAAAGGCTACATGCGAAAAGGATTTAAGACAATGTTTGGAAAGAGAGTGCCAAACTGTGTTAAACGTGAGGGCAAATATTTTGTAAATGATGCTTTTGGTGAACAAATTTTTGAATCAAATGTAAAAGAAGATGCTTTAAATTTTTTAAGGCAAAATTATTTAGATCTTAAAACCTGTGCGGTTCATGACAATGTGAATGAGTCTAATCATGCAGGACTTAGAGCATGGTTCGGAAAAGGCAAGAAAGGCGGAGCCGGTGGTGGTGGTTGGGACAGATACAACACCAAAGGTGAAAGAATCGGAAAATGCGGTGGACGTAAAAAAGGTGAGGGCAAACCTAAATGTCTATCAAAGGCAAGAGCGGCATCATTACGTGCATCAGGTGGCAAGAAAGCCATAGCGGCCGCTGTAAGAAGAAAGAGAAGAAAAGACAAGAATCCTGAAAGACGTGGTAAAGCTATAAACGTCAGCAATAAGAAGAAAAAATAATTTGCATTTCGCATAGATCTGTTATATACTTGTTGGATAACAACAGGAGAAACAAATGGCAGTAAGAAACTTCAATGAAGCTGAAAAGCAGAAATTAATTCAAATTATTTCACAAGGATCACAGGTGCTAGGAGAAGTGGAAGATTTGAAAGGTGGGTTGAAAGACACAGTAAAAGCAATAGCAGAAGAACTAGAATTAAAACCAGCATTAATAAACAAAGCTATAACAGTTGCACACAAAGGCAACTACAAAAACATCGCGGAAGAGATGGATACACTAGAAAGTATCCTAAACACAGCCGGAAAACTGTAGTGGTAAAATTACTCAAAGAATTTTGGGTAAACAGTTATCGATCAGATCACACTGCGTTTTGGTTTGAACTTATATCTGTTGCCTTGACAATCACAGGATCATGCATCTTGACTTTTACGTCACCTAATCCTATAATGAATGTAGTGTTTCCTATATATTGGTTAGGATCAAGCACACTACTGGTTGCGGCCGTAAGACGAAGACAGATATGGTTATGCACACTAACAACATGGTTTACAATCATGAACACAATAGGACTTTATAGAGTCTTCATACTATGAGTTACATTGACGCACTATACAAAAAAGACGAAGACAAAATATATGTTGTAGAACGTGACCCTAAGAAGGGTCGTGTGTTTGTAGAATATGATGCAAGGTATGTATTTTACTATCCTGACGCCAGGGGCAAACACAGATCAATGACAGGAGAGCCGTTACAAAGAGTCGTCTGCCAAACCAACAAAGAATTCATTAAGGAGCAGAGGATAAGATCCAACAAGCAACTTTATGAACAAGATATCAATCCAGTGTTCAGATGCTTAGAAGAAAACTATTTGGGGAAAGAAACACCAAAATTGAACACAATGTTTTTTGATATCGAGGTTGACTTCGATCCAGATCGAGGTTACTCAACAACAGATGATCCGTTCATGCCCATAACTGCCATAAGTTGTTACATGAGCTGGACGGATCAACTTGTCACGCTGGCAGTTCCACCAAAAACAATCAGTATGAAAGACGCACAAGAACTTTCAAAAAGATTTGATAATACAATGCTGTTTAACACTGAAAAAGATATGCTGGATGCATTTCTACAACTAGTAGAAGACGCAGATATTTTATCAGGTTGGAACTCCGAAGGCTATGATATCCCTTATACTGTTGGTAGAATACAAAAAGTTTTAAGTTCAGATGACACAAGGCGTTTATGTTTCTGGGGAGAAAAACCCAAAAAAAGAGTTTTTGAGAAATATGGTCGAGAACAATTGAGTTTTGACCTTGTTGGAAGAGTGCATTTGGATTTACTTGAACTATACAGAAAGTACACATATGAGGAAAGACACAGTTTCCGACTAGATGCCATAGGTGAACATGAACTAGGTGAAAAGAAAACAGTGTATGAAGGTTCGCTAGACAATCTTTATAAAAATGATTTTGGGCTTTTTATTGAATATAACAGACAAGACTGTGCCTTATTGGCAAAACTTGAAAAGAAACTTAAATTTATTGAATTAGCAAATGAAATTGCACACCAAAACACTGTTTTGTTACAAACAACAATGGGTGCTGTTGCAGTGACAGAACAGGCTATTGTAAACGAAGCACATAGGCGTGGCATGATTGTTCCAGGCAGAAAGTACAGAGACAAGGAAGCGGAACCAGTAACGGCGGCAGGTGCCTATGTGGCAACACCACAAAAAGGACTGCAAGAATGGATAGGTTCGATAGACATCAATTCTCTTTATCCATCTGTAATTAGAGCATTGAATATGGGTCCTGAAACTATTGTTGGCCAGATACGTCCCGTGATAACCTCTGCCGAGATCAACAGAGCCAGACATGCAAAGAAATCATTTGCCGCGGCATGGGATAGCCAGTTCGGAAGTTGGGAGTATCAAGCTGTGATGAATCGGGAGAAAGGAACCGAAATCATCGTTGATTGGGAAGATAAAACAAGTGTGAGAATGAGTGCGGCACAACTGTATGATGTGATTTTCGAAGGAAACAACAAATGGATGCTAAGTGCAAACGGCACCATATTCACATATGAATACGAAGCGATAATTCCTGGACTTCTTAAAAGATGGTATGCTGAACGGCAAGAGATGCAACGTAAGATGCATGAGTGTGGTGACAATGAAATTGAAAGAGAGTACTGGGATAAAAGACAGCTAGTAAAGAAAATTAACCTTAACAGTCTTTATGGTGCCATACTAAATCCAGGATGCAGATTCTTTGACATCAGAATAGGTCAAAGTGTTACTCTTACGGGTAGGTGCATTACAAAACACATGGCCAGTAAGGTTAATGAAATTGTTGCAGGCAAATACGATCACAAGGGTGAAAGTGTGGTGTATGGAGACACTGACTCTGTATATTTTACAGCATTTAAGACTTTACAAAAAGAAATACAGCAAGGCAACATACAATGGACGAAGGATTCGGTCGTAGCACTATACGACAAAATATCAGAAGAAGTAAATGGATCATTCAAAGCGTTCATGACAAAGGCATTTCATTGTCCAAGCACTAGGGGTGACGTGATCAAGGCCGGCAGAGAACTGGTGGGCTCGAAAGGCCTATTCATAACAAAGAAAAGATATGCACTACTGTACTATGACAAAGAAGGAGAAAGAACAGACACGGCAGGAAAGGAAGGCAAGATGAAGGCCATGGGGCTAGATCTAAAGAGGTCGGATACTCCTGTTTTTGTGCAAGACTTCTTAAGTGATCTGTTATACATGGTGCTTACAGGAAAGAGCGAAACTGAGGTACTTGACAAGATCAGTGAATTTAGGGCTGAATTCAAAGCAAGGCCTGGCTGGGAAAAAGGATCGCCAAAGAGAGCAAACAACATGACCAAGTACACAGCGGCAGAAGAAGCAAAAGGCAAAGCAAACATGCCAGGTCATGTTAGGGCAAGTATGAATTGGAATAGATGTAGAGAGATGTACGGTGACAAGTACTCACTGCCAATATCTGATGGTGCAAAAGTCATAGTGTGTAAACTAAAAAACAATCCATTAGGCTATACAAGTATAGCATATCCAGTAGATGAGATGCGTATTCCGGAATGGTTCAAGGAACTGCCGTTTGATGGTGACGCCATGGAGGGCACAATACTGGATCAAAAGATTGACAATCTTATAGGTGTGTTGGGTTGGGACGTGCAAAGCACGGAGACCACAAACACATTTAACAAACTATTTGATTTTTAAATAGTGGTATGTTAAGCATCGAAGAAATTAAATTATTGATAGAAAAATTAGAAAAAGCAAAGGAGTCTGATCTCAAACAGCTTATAGAAACAAATCTAAAAATATTAAAAGACATTGAACTGGCGGTTGACGCAAACAACGAAGCTGTAATTGACAGGCTGGATAAAACTCCAGAATGGTTCACCAAAGACATAGATGCAAAGCGTATCAAACCTGTGGTGAGTCCTTGGTTATTTAGATTGGTACAGACCAAGATATATCAATTTGCTAAAAGTAGTGGACGTTATCATAGTCTGGAAATAGGTCCTGGTGCTGGCATGTTTTCTAGAGAATTTTCGGCATGGAGCCTTAACTATTACATTGACGTGAACGCATGGGTTGAAAAAAGTCTTAGGAAAAAATTTCCACCTGCGGCACAAAAGCTGTTAAGGTTTTATCTCACAGATCGCACAAAATGTGATGATATCC